GCACAAGACACAGACAATATAAATATAGATTACAAGGAAATGCTTAAAGTAACGCTTAACAAGATACTAGACATAGTGCAAGATACCAACCACCCGCAAGCGGAAAATCTAAATAACCTAGCGCTTAGTGCTATTGACTATGCGTTCTACCTAGAGGACAATACTAAAATCAGATAGGGGATAAAATGATATACGACGAAGTATGCAAGAAATACCTAGAGGGCGATAGTTCGGCTATTATCCTTATAGATACGGCGTTAGGTGCAAGCCTTGACCTAAACTACCTACGCGGTAGCAAAGATACCCGACTAGATAACCTTGATTACCATGATGAACGACAAGATATTGACGAGTGGGTTGATAGTCTTACTAAGGTTATCGCAGACTTAAATCTGCAAGCGCCTATGATTACCCGATTAGATGAGATAGAGGAGTAAAAATAAATGGACTATACAAAGGAAAACCTATACTCTATGGTAAATGCTATAGAGGAAGCACGATACGCAGTAACCGAACCGAAGTTAAGAGGTCGGTTAGGCGATATATCAGACTTACTAGATAGTTTAATTGTAGAAGGCTACATAGAGCGAGAGGTAGAGGAATATGCCTAGATACGAAGTGCAAGTGATAGTTAATATGGCGACAACATGGGAAGCGGAAAACGCAGACCAAGCGATAGCCCTAGCCGACGAGTGGGTCGGAGAAGAATACGGAAATCTGAAGCACAAGGCAGACTATCGCGTCAAAGCGTTAGTTTAATATATACAACAACTATTAGAGAGAAAACTAATGACGGATTACGACGCTAACGGGAACGAGATTATCGACGCAGAAGTCATCGAGCATGACGACGACGCGGTAGAGGAGTTATCACCGCTACACGCCGAAGTCGCGTATCACCTGCAAAACAAGTTCGATAAGACTATCCCACTAAGTATGCTTGACCCATGCGTTAATGCTATTAACAAGGCTAACGAGGGCGAGTGGTATGCAGAGATAGACCTTAATGGAAATAAATATAAGGGAGAGAGTGTTGCTAGCGTTGAAACTATTATCAACGCCCATGCCCTACAACAATGGGTTAAAGACCCCGATAACCTTATTACTATTAGCGACCCCGAAGGCAATATCGTGTGGAAAGGTTACGGAGATACACTAACCCTAGCCGACGGAAAGATACAGGAAGGAGAGGCGGTGATAGATGATGATAAGCGCTGATGCACTAGAGGATATTAAAGAACAAGCCGACCAAATTATGTATTTTGAGGCTTCAATGCCTAATATAGATAACGCAACTAATATGCTGGTGGAGAGGTTATCCGCTATTTATATGGCAGGATACGACGACGCTAACACCGACGCGGAAGGTAAAAAATAATATGGAGAGAGTGTGTTGTTGGGAGTTACCCGAAAGTAACTCCCATGTCTATGATAGTTACTGCACCTGCTGTAGCGGAGAGTGCGATACCTGCTCTAAACCTATTCCCTATGTAGTCCTTTAATATAGAAAAGAGATAATCAAATGAGAGATAACGCTGGACAAGAAATCCTATACACCCAAGAAAATGCACCTACGCTGAGTGGCGGCGGTGGTGGCGGTTGTGGTTGCGGAAACTGTGCGTGTGGAGAGAAAGATAAAGGATTAAATATAGAAAAGAAGTCCGTTATTGAAATGGACGGCGTATCGTGAGGTGCGCTAGATGTTTTTTAGAGTTTGATAAGGGAGAGATGTTATTCCCTGATGATGTATATAATGAAGAAGCAGGAGAAATTGGTCTAGCGTTCTGTGTATTATGCGCTATACCGCAAGGTAGCCCCGATAAAGTATAGGAGAGAGAGATGATGTGTAATTGGTGCGGTGACTTAATGAAAGAGGGCTTATGGGAAGTCCATAAGTGCCTAGAGCAGAAAGAGGGAGAGCATGCAGACTTTCCTACCGCTATCTAATTTTAGAGAGAGTGCTAGGGTGCTGGACATGCGCCGATTAGGTAAGCAGAGAGTTGAGGCTTACCAAATTATGAGAGTTCTTAACGGAGAGAGTAAAGGTGGCGGTTGGCGTAACCACCCTGCCGTTCTCATGTGGAGAGATTACGAGCCTGCCCTTTACGAGTATGGGCGCATAGTTTGTGTTGAGTGGCGCGAGAGAGGTTACAAGGACACCCTACTAGACAAGTTCCCTGTTGAGCCTGTAGTCTATCCTTCATGGCTAGGCGACCCCGACTTTCATAGGTCGCACCAAGCGAACCTAGTTAGGAAGTTTGCAGAACATTATCGGCAATACTTCCCTGATGTAGATGAAACCTTGCCATACCATTGGCCTATTACTAAGGAGTAACAAGTGGGTAAAAAAGTAAATGTAGTATTTGACGCAACACTAAAGAAGAACCCTGAAAAAGGTGGCGCATGGTTAGCCCGTGTTACTACCTATGATGAGGGCATTGACGAAGGTAATGTAATCGTATCAACCGCATGGTCTAACGCGAGCGCAGGTAAGCGTTGGATTAAAGAGATGGTTATCAAGATGACCACACGCAAGTCTGTAAAAATGGGCCCAGGAGCTACGCTTGACGCGAAGGGAAAACCGACAGAGTTTGCAGGACAAGTTATATTTAAGAGAGAGATTTAATTACTTAAATGTCTACTTTTAACTATTCTTTTGACCCTATTGTCCCTAACGGCGATTGGACCATATCTTCACCAGTTAAAGAGAGTGAAGAAGAGTTTGAAGAGTTTGAGTTAGGCGACGACGATGAAGATTAATATAAGTAACTACGAAGTTCTAATAGAGTTACATAAGAGACGCAGGACTACAGAAATGGTGGCTTGCTATCACTGCGGTAGGTCTTTCCTAATTGCTAAACAACAAATGAGAGTATATAATTTCTGTAATAGTTGTGGTTAGGATTTAATAGCGCAGGGTGTCCTCATCTCCGCCCTTGATTATGGTTTCCGTCCCTTCGCCGTAATCAACGCTATAGCATAAAGAAAGCCCCCCTAGTTCGGGTCTAGGGGGGCTCTCTACTTTATATATTTAATTATCTTTTATAGGCACTTCGCAGAAGTCCGTTGAGCAGTATTTCTCACCGATTGCATCGGCTGCCATTCCTGCATAGACATCAGTAAAGTCGATAGGCAGTAACTTCATAGTAGATTTTTCGTATTCTTCTTTAGTTATCTGTGTGTATGGCATCTGTGGGTAAGTCTCGTTCCCCATAGGTAAGAAAGAAACGGTTTTGAGTTGCCCATCAAACATATGTAGCACTGTTCCTACGGCGTCTTTTTCAGTATTTGCATTAAATGATACTGTAACGCTAACGCTGTTGTCTGACCAATAACGCTGTGCCATCGCTGCGAGAGACATCTTTTCGTAAATAGAGACATCCTTTTCCGACCTTTTTGCAGAGGACTTAATAGGGAAGAACACCACGCTAGTAGTCTTAGGAGATTCCGAAGCTTTTTCTACTTTATAACCTGACGCCTTAAAGAGAGGAAGCATAGGGTCATCGTTTCCAAAGCGGATTGCACGAAGGAAATACTCACCACCAGGAGTCCAATGCACCCCAGGAGATTCACCAGCAAGGATAGATACTGTTCCTGATGGCTTGACTGTCGTAGTCTTAATAGATTCGCGGATACCTAACCACTCGGAGTATGTGCGGTCGTAGTTTTGGATAACTGCATATCCCTCGTCCATCCACACACGAAGAGTTGGTAGCCCTACGCGGTCTGCAAAGTTGGCTACACCAGACATAGAAGTTCCAATGCGACGATTGCGTTGCATGATTGCGTTAGTTTCTTCCCAGTGGGTAGGTAGCAATGTGACGGTCTTCGCGTAAAGGTAAGCAAACTTTAATGTGCGCTTGTAATCTTCTATAGAGTCATGGCGGTTGAGGTAGGTTTCAACCAGAGTGCAACACTCAAATGATTCCAAAGACTGTTCCGCGCATGGGTTGTAACCAGCGGCTCGATGGTCTTTATTATTGATTGGGTCAATAAGGCGACCATACTGACGAGTAACATCCATCCAGATAACACCAGGCTCACCGTTCAGGGCAATACCCTCAACAATGTGTTCTAAATTAGAACCGACTGAGACCTCAACAGAGTTGTTAGACATCCAGGCCCAACCAGGAGCTGAGCTGTCGTATGAGTTGCGCTCTGGGAACTTGGCAGGGTTCTTTAAATTTAAAAAGGTTTGGTCATCTAATCTACCCATGAGTAGCTCGGCTGAGCGGCGGACGTTGCCAGAGACAACGCACACACCGATTAAATTACCTAAATCGGCAATATCTACCCTTGTTAATTTAGAATTGGCCCTTTTCTTATTAAAGATAGAGCGGACGTGATTGTGCAGCTTCTCCAGCGGCTCGTGGCCCGCGGCCGTGCCTCCAAAGGTTTTGATGGGAACGCCAGCAGGACGGATTAGGGAGTAATCAAATACATAGACAGGCTGTTCTGGTTTTAAATAGGAGTTAATAAGCATGCTTAATGACTCAACCCAGCCCTCACGGGTATCTGGAATCTGGATAGTTACTTCTGGCAACTTAGGCTCGTAGATTGTGAAATCTTTGTCCGCGCCCTTGTCGTCAAAGCCTACACCTACGCCCAGCATTGATGCTTCCATTAGAAAAGCAAACGGCTTGGCAGGGTCTAATTTAGACATGCTAGAAGTAGAGACAAAAGCACAGTTCTGCAGTGCTGCAGAGTTCTTGAGCTCATTGACAATCGGGGTGCCCATAACCCACAGACCTCGGCCTGGTGGAGTCCACTTTAAATTAAACAAACGGTCAAACGCTTCCTTAGCCGAAGCCTGAGCCCTGGAGTCATTCCAAGGTAAACGCTGAGACTTACAGTGGTCTTTCTGGATTGAATACATGCCCTCGATTACGCGTTGGCAAACGTCGGTCCAAGTTTCCTTTTCCCCATTTTCTTTTAAGCGGGAGTAGGTTCTTAAAAAGGTAATTTCGCCAACTGAGTTACCAGCGGCATCTTGGTATCCCCAAGGCACTTTCTTCTCGCGGTAGTCCTTTAAAAATTCTTCTGCTAGGCGAAAAGTAAATGCCATCGTAATCTCCTCTTGTTTAATTGAACGTATAGTTTATACGTGCGTTACATCTGTTTTAGAACTAATCATGTTCCAGGGTGTTGCTAAGGTTTCTTATATGATAATAGGAAATCCTATTCTTCTATTGCGCCCTTGATTATTTCCGTAGTTTGGGCTTCGGTAAACCCACCATTTGGTAACTCTTTTAGGGCTTGAGCCTTGTCTCCAAAGATAGAACTTAGCACACCAGCAGAGCCTTGTCGCTCTACAGTCATGCGAATAAACTCACGTGAGTCGTCCAATTCTTTAGTAGTTTTAATCAGTTTAAATAGGCGGTCTATCTCCTGAGAAACGTTAGGGTCAGCGTATCCACCGTTCATTTCTTCAGCAAAACGCATGAAAGCAACACGTTGTCCCTGCATTTCGATGATTGCATTAATTAAACTCTTGAGTTGGTCTTTAGTCTTTACTTCGATTGGTAACTTAAAAGCACAGGCAGATTGAGGCTTGAAAGCAGGGCAGTTAGCGGCTACAAAACATGTGTCGCATGCACGAAGTGAGGTCTGTTGAGAACTAACTGCGGTGACATCTTTGATGGTGCCATCCTCGTCAATTTCGGTCTTTGTATTGAATCCAAAGACTGGAAGATTGCCCATTTCGGCGGGATTTCGCGGCTCAAGTTTCCGCATATCTACCCCCCTATTATCATATACGGCAGGAGCACTTTCCCCACTTTGCTCCACTTCACTCCCATCACTGTTATCATATAACATTGGGTCTTCTGGATTACCGCTCATCATATTCATCCTTACTTCAAACTGTTCGTAAGACCACACGGCTAACTTAGCAACTTCTTGCGGGTCATCCTCAAGAATCTTATCTATATCTAAGCCAGCCTTTTCATAGGTAGCCTTGTATCTAGAACGTGCTTGGTCTTTCATCTTCTTGGGGTAGCGGACAAGCCTAGTGCCATCCCAAATAATAGTCTCACCATGCATCATGGGTGATAACCACGACAAGGTGCTTGCGGAATCAAACGGAACTTGACGCAGGTTATCTGGCTTGGCGCATCCTAGCGCATGCCAGCGGGTTCCCTGACGCTTGCTATGTATACGTGTAGCGCTTGCCAACTGGGTCTCTGACTCAATTGCGTCGCCTGGGATAGCAACATCTAGGTAATACTCAACTAGGTTTTTTAGGCCGTCGTAGCCTGTCTGTGGCTGCCATACAGGCACGAACTTAGCGGGTGGGACCTCTGACCACACGTCTTTACGTTGTTGGTCTATGAACTCTGGGTCAATCCCATAGCCGTTAATCTCATAAAAGGTGGAAAGCCTGTCCATATTTACAGCCACAAAGTGCTCGTAACCAGCTGCAAACTCTTCCAGCTCAGCTGGGCCCAGCTTCAGAGTCTTGGGTAAACCAGGGGATACATAAATATAGAAATCCTTATTAAAGTAGTTTTCTAATAGATACTCTTTGGTTTTTGGTAGGCCGCGTTGCACCAGGCGGTAGTAGCTTACTCCCACATGATTGGCGGTAGTCTCCTCAAGGATTACTCTATTTGAAGGAACCTCAGCACCTAGATAAATAATCTTCATTCACGGCCCCAGGTATGCCCACACTTGGAACATAACCAGGCTTTGTCTCCAACATACTCCAAAGTTTTGGAGTCACATCCTTGTGGACATTTTGGTGTATCGGTCATATCCGTGGGTCCTCCTTATATGCGGCGTTCTGTGAGTCTATCTCTTCTACAATCTTTTGCCAAGACTTGACACCCTTTCGGCTATCGGGTCTGAACTCTTCCCTAATGTAGACAGGGGACATAAATACTAAGGTAGTAATACCAACAGACAATAACTTAACAGTCAAATCGGGGTCAGAAGTAATAACTAACTCTACTGGGCCTTGGCTTTTAATCCACTCCACCAGTCTAAAGTCTGCGTTGTCACCAAGTGCGGGGACGTTGGTTTTATCTACAACGTCGTCAATATTGTTAATTCGTTGTTGGCGAAGCCAATGGTCGCCCTTTGTAACATCATCACAAAGGATTAAAACACGGTGTTTTTCTTTAAGTGTTCTATATAAAGACATGCCGTCTTGAATGGGGCCACCAAGCCTAGTATCTTTTAATACCCCATCTAGAAAAACTAATATTGCCACGTATATACCCTATCAGTTGTAGTGTGTAGCTGCTCTCCTTATTAGAGTGCTAGTTGTTGGTAGTTCCATACCATAAGTCTGTGCTTCAAAATCTTGTTTTGTTTTTTTAGAAATTTCTTTTAGTTCTTTTAGTGCTTGTACGACTCCGCTTGCTTTTCCTGACTGCCAGCGATAATTATATACATCTCCATAACCCTGTCCACTAGGGCTAAACGCGTGTTTTCTTCCTTGATGGATGTCTTCAAATAAAGCAGCTCCCTGCTCTACAGCTAGCTTTAATGCAGCTTCAGCATTGCGTCTAGCCACATCAGTAGAAGCAGAACCTATATTAGATAAAGCATCTGAGTATCTAGATAAAATATCTACAGCTAAGGATTTATCCTGAGCTACACGACGGTTCCATTGTTTATTATTAGGAACAGCCCTAACTTCAGGTTGCACAGTCCAATCATCATTTGTCAGTGAGTATGCTGCGTATGGCTTTATTTTACGTATGTCAGACTGCACATTAACATAGAACGTCAATTCAAATATATCCAGGAAGTTTCCTGTAACTGGGTGCAATTCCGTATTAAAACCCTCGTTGAACATCTGGGAAATCTCACGGTCACTTAGACCTTTATACTTTGGATTAGCCTGACGAAACGCTAGGTAGTTAACTCCAATTAGGCAATCAAGGTCTGCTGGTTTTCTTGCTGCTGTCCATTGATAAGAAACTGCAGAACCAGCTAACCACACATGTACGTATGATTCTGGGTTGCTGTAGCGGGCTCTTAAATGCTCAAGAAGGATTCTATAAATTAAAGAACGGATATGGGGAATAATCTTTCCGTCTCTAAACAGACGGGGGTCCAACCCAGCACCTGGGGTGCTGAAGTAGGAAGTCTCGGAGGGCTCTATAGTGACTGGCTTAGCCTGCTTCACCAGCGCGTCATAGAAGTTCATCTAGGTATTATAGTTCTTTTTCTTTTTTCTCTTTGTGCATAACATCGGTTTCGAACTCAAATTTACGGTGCTTCTCTGGGGTATCGGTCTTTATTGGGTTCATATAGCCACATTGTTGATGCGCGGAAACAAACTGCTGCGCCCACATAATCACTAGGGCCTCATTTGCAACTTCTTGCACATCTGCTTGGAACGACGCCATGCAATTGCATGACATTTCTATGAACGCCATAGGAACACCCCTTAACTGTATTTACAGTATATCGCGCTCCTGCAGTGCTTGTTTGATTGAACTAGCAACGGAATCATCACTATCTTCCACAATAGGCTTCAAAAGTGCCATAACTTGATAAGCAATAGCACTTTGGTTCATGCTATCAACAATGTCCTGACACCCATGCTTGATGTCGTCAACTGTGGCCTCACGGTCAACAGTAATAGCGGTTGATAGGTCAGCTGTAGCGTACCAGTCGTTGTTGTTTTGCTTAATAATAATAAATGCTGTTGTTGCATCAGGTGCTGCAGGGGTATTCTCTGCAATAGTTTCAATAACCTGTGCGTCTTCAATATTTTCGGTCAATTGTATAGTCCTCTCGCTTGGTAAGCACGTTTTTGGTTGTACATCTTAACAGGACAAAAATCACATAAGTGAATCTTTGCGTTTGTTGCTTTTAGCCCTGCTTCTAGACGGTCTTTGGCTGTATCTGGTTTTAGTTCTTTGCGGTCTGACTTATAGTCAGGGCACTGTCCCTTGGGACGGTTATGGATAGCGTAACACTTCATCGCATCTGAGGAATAGGTGTCTTTTACGTTATAGAAGTTAGTGCCAAGGATGTCTAGCCCCTTAGAGCCACCATCTAGTATCTGTTCCTTAATCTGATTAAGGATACTTTCTTTAAGACTTGGGTTACCCATCCATGCAACTGTTAAACAGTCACTAAGGACACCAAAGTGCCCTTGACGCTCGCAGTCGCCGATATACATTTGAATAAATGGATTATCAGATTGGTCATAACGACCCTCACCTAATGACTTACCAGTCTTGGTGTACGGAATTTCTTGGATAGTTTTACACTGCTTACATACAAGCAGGTTCATTCTATCTGGCTCTAGCTCGTCAATGATGTTACCCATGACGGTAGCCTATCACACTACTTAGACTTTTTTAAAGCTGCCCTTGCTTTTGACATCTTAGCTTCTTTGGCAGCAAACTCAGCATCTGAAATCTTTTCGGTTTTCTTACCAGTTACGGTGTCAATTGTGGTCTTACGCTGGGTGCTTGGTCCAAGCTTTGCGGCTACTGCTTCAAGCGGGGATGGTCCCGTTGATTTTTTTCCACCCCTTGGTGTTGGGGTAACTTTAGCCTTGTTTTGGCCACCAGCCATGGCGTCTGTAATAAGCTTATGACGTCTGTGGTCTGCTGCAGGGGAATAGTTATTTGGTTTACGAATTGCTGTGTTAGGGATAGAAAAGTGACCGCCAGCGTGGATTGCGGTTCCAGCAATATAGTTTGGGTGTTCTTTATCTGCTGATGCGGAAAGGATTGCGCGTTGAGCAGCGTTTTCTTTATCAAACTTAATCATCTTGTGCTCTTTAGGGTTCATTGCCTCTTGAGCGCTTATTTTAATTTCGCCGTTTGCGTCCCTTGTTCCGCTAAACTGAAACTCACTAGGGTTCACTTGTTACGCGCCTCAATAATGTCGGCGCCCATTTTGCGCTCGTAATACTCAGAATCTTCCAACTTAGTTACATTACTAGTTGGACCTGATGACTTATTGCCAAGCTTGTCTAACGCACTACCAAACTTTTGAAATTGGCGTACGCTGTCAAACTCACGGCGACGTGGTGTCTTTGCCATGTTAGTTACCCGCTGGGTTAACCTTAGATTGTTCTTCTGAATTAATAAAACCGTAGTTCATGTATGGGTGTAGACCTGCGCGGTTCTTAACCACATCTTGGTCGCCCATGCCAGCAGCTACAGTTGTATTAGGACGGCGCTTACGATACTTGCCGTCTGTTGCACCTTCGGACATATCTCCGTTAAGTGAACGTGATTGATTGACTGCCATTATGACATGCGTCCTTTCACTAATCGATGGGCCTTACGACGGTTGCAGTTTGGGCAAACGTCTTGGTCCCTCAATGATTGTACTGGGTTCATGCTTGAACCACAGGCTTTACAGCTTTTAGTGCCATTATAAACGGTCCCAAGGCTGACATCTGTAGCCCCAGCCATGCCTTCACCTGTGCTATCGGTGAATAATCCTGGGTCTTTACTCATGCGCCGACTTTTCCTTCGCCTTCAACTTTATAACCTGTTGCAGCAGCTTGCGATTTTGCATGCTCTGGGCTTTTAGACATAAAAGTATGTGAGCCTGACCAGCTTCCATCTTTTGCAGACATCTGGAAAGTTACAGGAACCTGTCCTGCTTTAAAATCTGCGTTATTACGTGGCATTAGACTGACCCTCCTAGTGTGTTTCGGCTTGTTGATTGTGTAGTGTTTGGAGTATTGGAGTAATCAGACTCTACACGCTGACCAACCTGATTCTGGTTTCTACCAGGTAGTTCAATTATATCTTGAATACCAATTTCCTCTGTTACATAACCGTATCGTGACGGAAATAAGTTTATTTGAGGCAGGTTTGGACGCACATAAGCCTGAATCTCTTCGCTACTCATAGTCCATGTTGCCAAAGACTGGTTAAGTAAACGGTCTTGATTAGACTGAAATGGCCCTAGGTATTCCTGTGGGGGAAATGCTGCTTCTTCTGGAGCGTAAAGTCCAGGACGGTCTTTGTCCCACGGCTTATGACCGTAGACACCATCTGCGTATTTACCTGGCATATTTTACTTCCACTGTGGTCGCATGCGCGACATCTGCTCTTGGCGTACCTTATTAATGTTAACAGGTGAATCACTCTTAACAGTAGGGCCTGCTTTACCGTCGTTAGGAAGGTGAGGAGCAGGCACCAAGTTATAGGCTTCAACGTGACGCTTAACTTTATATACGTTTCCCTCTTTAGATGCTTGCATCTGTCGAGCGATGCCTCTTGTGTTTTCTAAACCTGCGGGATAGTAATAATCAGACTGGTCAATACGCTCACCGCGGTGAACACCGCGTTGGTATGAGCGTTGAGTGACGCGAGTCTTTAAGCTGTCAAGTACATTTTCTGATGTTCCGTTTGGTTTGCCACGGCCACGGTCGTCACGACGTGTACGAATAGTTCCAAGGTATCCGTCTGGATACTCAGCTTGAGGTATACGTCCTTGACCAATACGCAAGAAGTCAAGCTCTGAACGAGCAACAGGGGTTCCACCGCCACCGTAATTGGTGTAGGTGCCCTGCATACCTGCAGCGCCTAGACTTTGTGTATTTTGGTGTGGGGCAGTCATGCCTCAATCATACGCCTGTATGTTTAGACGGTCGCCTTAAACTCTTTACCCTCGTAAATAGCTTCGCCATCCATAATATGAATAGGTTGCAAGGTGAAATGGCCGTCATCTTCATGGACCCAGCCAATCATAATTCCCTGCTGCCAGTCTTCCCAGTGCTTAAGTGGACGTCCTTGGTCATTTAAACCAGAACCATATGAAGGAACGGCACCATCTACACGGCATAAGCATCCTGGTGACGCTGACACTGAACGGATAGGGCCATCGCCATTAGCCACAGTTTTGTACTGCATCTCTTGACGGTGAGCGTGACCAAACACTGTTGATACGTGTGGGTTCTTGTTTACATACGCTGAAGCGGTTGACCCACCAGAGCGGACAGTAGTTCCGTGTACAGCACGTAAGTGTGGAGTAATCCAATACTCACCTGCTGGGTAACCACCTACGTAATCAACATTAATTTCATCTAAGCGAAGTAGGAAAGGAATAGACATAACAGGCCAATCTTCTGGAGTAGCGCCTGCGCGTTTAATACCCTTAGAAGCCATGGCGTTCATTGTTACGTACTTCTGCATACGGCAGTCGTGGTTACCTTCAATTAAAGTAATCTTTGCAGTTGGGCAAGTGGCACGTTGTTTAGCTAGCAAAGCGTGGCCGTAATCAAGTGCTGGTTGCACAGTGTGTGCAAACATTTCCTCTTGGGCGTACTTACCCATTGTTGGTAGGTCTAAGTAATCGCCTAGGTGCACAATCTCATCTACGCCGTAGCGTTTTTCCATGTATGCAAGTAGTTGGAAATGTACATCAATTGCTGCTTCATCGTGGAATGGGTCTAGTGCTCCATCTTCGTATTTGCGGTAACCAATCTGTGGGTCGGGTACAAATACGAATAATTTAAATCCATTTTTTGTTGCTTGTTTTTCTTTATATTCTGCTGGCTTAATAACTGTTGGCTTTGCTTGTTGTATTGGTGGCCAAGCCCAGTTAGTAGGAGCGACTTCCGCGTCTACTATAGCCATATCTAAAATATCGTTTAAACTTAATTTTGTTGTCATTAGGCATTATCTCCGTTGTTTCTATAGCATGAGCATTTTCTTCTAAAGTGCATATAGAACGTTGTCTTTTCTAATGGAATCTCTGGATACACTTCTTTAATTGCATAAAAGTAATTAGAAATATCTACAAGAATTTTTGTTCCACCAAAAGCTTTATACATACGCTCTACTGTATCTTTATCAATAGTTGTTAACCATCTACCACAGATACATGCACCTGCGCTTTTGCTTCTCTTTGGATTTGCCTCTAATTCTGTAAGCAAATCGCCCAGACTCTTTTTATCTGGCTCCTTAGGCATAGGTTGTCCTTTCGCCCCGTCTCGTGTGTGATAGTAAGCGTATCATAAAGAATCAGTGGCGGTAAGTAAAGTAAACCCCCTGCTAAATAAAATATTTAGCAGGGGGTCACGGTACAAGAAGGGGGAGTCGTACTATAACAGGGTTACAGTACGTCTTGCAATCATATAATAACACTGGTGAACGTCAGTGGACGTCCATGGACAGTCTTATTTAATCTTGATTGTTTTTTCTTTTTTGCCTTCGGGAATGAGGCGCTCTAGCTCAATGATTAAGAAACCATCAGATAGTTTTGCGTCTCCTACAATTACGTCGTCTGCAACTGCAAACTTCTGTACAAAGTTACGTGCTGCAATACCCTTATATGAGTACTCCGCATCGTCTTCGCCTTGGTTGCCTTCGACTGTGATGATGTTTTCTTTATAGGTAATCTTAACATCATCCTTCTTAAACCCTGCAATAGCAAGCTCAATTTGCGCCTTATTATCGGGTAGGGTCTTGATGTTGTATGGGGGGTAGTTGGACTTAATACGAACGTCTTCTAGGTTCTCGAAGAACTCTAGGTGGCGCTCAAACCCAAATGTCCACGGGTCTAGCATGTTGTGTAGCAGTTTAAATGGGTCTACGGAACGTTCTGCAGCTAGTTGATAACCCTTAATAAGCTGTTGAGTTCCTGCTGGTATTTGCTTTGGTTGATGGGGAATCGACCATTCTTGATTTCTTTCATGTGGTGAGCCCATTGGGTAGCCTGAAGCCATAATATATCTCCTTAGACGATATAAGTTAAGTGACCCTCGGTTGAGCAGTCATCTATAGTATACAACAATCTAATATAAAATATATTCCCAAAATGCAAAAAGCCCCGCATATAGCGGGGCCTCTAGCTATTAAGTTTTAGTTGCTGCTGCCGTCTTTGAAATTTGGGCGCTGACGATTAATGGCTGAACTAAACATACGACCATTGCTCTGAGTAGCGCCTGCTTCTGGAGCAGTGCTCTTCTGGAACTTAACACGAATGCCGTAGCGAGCGCCACCGCGAGCGAGTTGTCCAAGAATGTTCTTACGTGCTGGCTTTGCCTGTGTGTAAGGGTCTGTTGCACCCTTAGCGTTGCCAGTCTTCTTCACAAGTGTTCCCTTTACAGGTCTAGCAACTTGTGGCTTTGAACCTGCAGCGTTTGATGGTTCCGCAGATGTCGGAGCAATCGGTGCTGAGTTCTTTGTTGAGTCTTTTTTCATATGGTTTCCTTTGGCCTTAGGAGTAATAACAGGGTATATCTATTGGGGTAGAAATACAGGGTTAACTTGCCTTTACATCAAAAACAATTGCAGAAATCTGACCGTCATGGCTGTCAATGCTTGAGAAGCCAGGGATGCAAAGAAGGTCTAGACCTCGTGGAGCTGTGTATCCACGGGCAATAGCGATTGCCTTAACGGCTTGGTTTACTGCGCCAGCGCCAACTGCACGAATTTTACAAGTGCGAGTTTCATAAATGCTGTGGGCAATAGCTGATGCTACAGCTTGTGGGTTGCTTCCTGCGCCAACGCGTAGGATTTGTTCATCTTTTGGTTCGGACATGTGTACCTCGGTTTACGAATAGTGTGGAACCCCGTAGATACAATTATGCAGTCTAAATTAAAGTTGGTCTGTCTAAAGGCGTGGGAGCCTTGGCATAGCTGCCGCAAACAGAACACTCCATATCCAACAAATACTGGGCTAACTCGTAATCCTGAAAACTAGCCTTTATATTCCACAGACTAGACTCACAGGTAGGGCATTCATGGCAAATCTGGTCCGCATACTCCATAGTGCCTGTGTAATCAGGCTTTAGTTCTCTAATTCCCTTTGCCATGGCGACAACCGCTAAAGTCTGCAATAACTCTATAAGCAACTTCCATATAAACTGAAGCAGTAGTTGCTAAGTCTTCTGGATGGTGTAGCTGACCGTGAGTATGGCCCCAATTAGAGCTTAGATACTCCCTAAGTCCAAGGGCAAGGCGGTCTACAAACTCATCAGAGGTCATCCAACCGTCTTCTAGCAAGTCTTTTTTCTTATGACTCTTGGCCATCTAAACTCCACTCCTTTTTTATATTATGGATTAGGGCGAGGTTGTCTTCAATCTCTTTATCAATAAGGGCAATTTCTTCTTCTGACATCTTGTCTTTGTTGTCATTATAAAACTGTAAACCCGCGTTAAAGTTAGATTCAAACACGGCTAACTGAGCTATGCGGCGTTTCTTAATAAACTCTTGTTGTTCGGCAACACGTGCTGCTCGCTTGTCTTGCGTCTTACTCATTTACGTTCTCCTTAACCCAATCAACCCACTCAAGGGCTAAGTCCCCAATATCAATAGTTTTGCTAAAACCCATCTCATGTAAATGCTCAATAAAATCATCATCAGCAACTAAAACTGGTAACTTAAGCCCTAAATCGTACATAGTTGGATATTTTTTCATTGTCCGCCCCACCCTCCGCCTTTAAACTGCACTGATGGTGGTGTGTAAGATTTAATCATAAACTCTCCGCAACCTTCGCAAGAAGGACGTTGTGTAGCATCAAAAGCAAAGTGCATCTCAACTGTACGGTCACAGTTAATACAGGTAAAATCATATTTTGGCATCAGCCTACCTTTTCTTGTTTTACTACTTGAAATGGTCCTGAGGTATAAGCGTCTAGTTTTTCTGCAATTTCTAATGCCTCTACGGCGTTAGCACCAGCATGAAGCGCCCCCAAAGCATATGCTGAGCCATTTCCTACGGCGTATAACCCGTCTTGAGAACGAGTTACCGAAAGGTCATCACTAATATCAAAAATCTCACCGCCAACGGCAATGAGAAAATGGAAACGCTGCTCGGTTGTGTTTTTATCGCGCTCTTCTTCAAAGTTATAGCCGTTATCTTTTAAACATTTACGTAAAGAAGGTACTACTTTAGTAATAGCAAAATGATATACGTCTTTTTTGTGCGCTGCTGTTAACTTTGGAGGATTCCAAATGTGCTGGGCAATATCGCAAGGGTTAACCTCACCAGAACCAGCAATTAAAAGGTCTCCACGTTGGGAAATTTTTACCATCTGGTAATGCTTTTGAATACGCCCATCAGGGTCGGTCACCTGACTGTCTGCAGCTAATACGCATTTATCTTCGTATTGAACACCAACTAGTGTTGTCATTATCGTTCCCTATGTTTGACGTCTTGTAGTTTATCGTACACATCTTTTTCATACGCTAACTCATGCTTGCCAGAAACCACCCTAGCTAGGGAGTAGGAATCTGCGGCGTTGTCGTCCGTGAATTCTACACCCCACTTCTTATAAATGTGAAGTAGCATCTGGTTCTTTTGTATACCAGTCCCCTTACCTGTTACATACTTTTTTAAGCTGGTAGGTGGTACCAGTAAGGGGTAGTGACCAGAAGCATGACACTCAAGCTTAACCATCCCACCTAGTTCACCTAAGTGGAACACCCTGCCTGAGCCTGCGTAAGCGTAGTCTTCCATGGCTACATCTAAAATTTTAATAGGCGTATCAAATAGGACATTACTAAGAAATGCTCTAATCTCTACCAAACGGTCTATGCCTCGTAAATCAGATTTAAACACCTGAGTAAAAAAAGCGTTGTCCTTTCCTAGCAAGGTTATAGCAAATCCACTATATGACTGGTCTATGCCTACATACACTGAAACAGGGCTACTGCCTGCGAGGTCAAGACCTCCATCAAAATTTTTAATGGTCATGGTACAAATCTATTTCCCATCATCCTACTGCTAGACGTGCGTCGGGTGAGCTCACGACTAGTTAATGAGTAGTAACGCTCTAAGTTTTCTAACGCAGTCTCTAATAGTTTTCTATATGCGTGGGCATAGTTCTTTGCTTTATCCAAGACCATAATGTACTCATCAGTAGCGACTGCTGCCTTTAACATGACGGCTTTTTCTGTGCTCTTACCAGTGGTCTTCATTAGCAACCCTTTAGCAACCTCAAGGTCATAGGAGTTAGTGGCTTCTAACTCCGCAAGGTTAGCGCAGGCTACCTGAGTACGTAGGAAGTTTAAGTTCTCCATATATTTACCAGCCATAACCATTAGTTCTTGGTCATCAACCAAGGTAATATCCGCTGGAAACTCTGGTGGTTGGATGTTCATTGAGCGTTTTAATGGCAGCCCTTGGGACTCTAACTGTTGTAGGACAATCTCGCTGATGCCTGTTGCCACTATCTCACTCATTATAACCTCCGCACTTAGAACATCCGCCCCACTTGTCTAAATTACAAGCGGGAGGAGTGTTGTTATTAATGGCTTCCATAATCATTGCTGCTGCCTCAAACATTGGTGCAATAGCAAAGTCAGATTTAGGTACTACAAACTCTTTTACATCCTGTGTTGCTTTGTTTTCGTAGATAAGCACTGCTTCTCTTGGGTAATCTGGTAGTTCTAACAACTCGGCAAGCTTCATATAAATTTGTACTTGAGTAATGTGCTTAGCAAAAGGCTCTTTAATATCTGCCCAAATCTTTTCCATATTACCGCTGTGCTGTGCTACTAGCTCTGGGTTTTCCCAACGGATAGTTCCAATACCGATAGATTTAACCTCTAACATTAGTGGGTCACCTAGGTTTACTAACCACCCATCAGCATGACCTGAAATGCGCAAAGGCTCATAGAACAACGGAACTTCACAATACTCAAGTGGCCCTTCGTGACAGTCAGAGCCGCCAAAGAAGTACTCGTCACAGTCTTTGCAATACCACTTACCGTATAGACAGTTCATTTCTTGGAACCACTTTTGCCACTTAGCGTGGATACCATGGCCTTCAGCAAAAACGGATTGTAATCTAAGACTGTTGGTTCTATTACTTTCTAGAGGGTAGTGACCCTTTAACTGAAAGTAAGAAGCGCGATAACACCACTCACCGCTTGCCATCTCTGATGGATGCAACACATCGGTGCGGCGGCTCATGTCTTTTGGTTTAGAAAGAACATGTCTCTCTACTGAAGTTAATACTCTGGTTGGTTTTTTACCAGCGTTTACAAAACTCTTTAATGCTCCTGAAGGCTTGTACTTAGGCTGTGTCATATTCAGACCCTATCACATATCAAAGTCAAGCACCCACTCCTCGAGGGTCTTTCCTTCTTTTTTAGCTTTACGTTTTAACGCGTTGCGTTCGCGATGTGACATGCCACCCCAGATACCGTGCTGCTCATCCATTGACTCTGAATATAGTAAACACTCTTTACGCACAGGGCACTCTGGCAAACCATCCTTACCAAAACACACTGCTTTAGATACGGTTGCTATCTTTTTATACTTTGCTTTATCTCTTGGTGGGTACCACAACTCTGTATCCATACCGCGACACTTGGCTTTATGTCTCCAGCCCTCTACGTGTCCGACGTCTTCGTGCACTCAATTAACTCCTGAAGTCTCTGGCGTAGTTCCAAAAAGTCATCTTCAGTTAGCATCACATAATTTTCATTGTTGAGACTAAAACCGAGGACAGGCATACGACTGTCAAGAATTGCTTCTGTAACAATCTTTTCTAGAACCGTAGCTTTAATGGTTACGGTGGCTTTGCCAGTCCACTTGTGTTCTATTAACAAGTCTTTAGACCGAACATCACCTTTACGACTCCAAAATGCACCGCTGGCAGCTGTACGCTGTCCACCTACTGCTTTTGCTAGTCGGTCCTCGTGCTTCTTCGACTCCTTTTGTCCTTTACTCCTCATTCTCGGCTACCAACTTGGAGCCTGCCTTGATGGAGTCAAGTACATCGCGTTCTAAAGTCTCTTTTAAATCAATTTCTTCCCGTATAGCGTCAAGCATAGCATCAGAACCCTGCCACTGTCTATCCGCGTAACGGTAGTAGGCACCAGCCCTACTGATTACCTTGTTTAGTATGCCAATAGCAAGGATTTCTTTAGCAAAATCAATGTCGCCAGCATGCAAACCGTTGCCCTTTGAGAAGTAGAAGTCAAAGGTAGCCACCTGTGATGGTGGGGCTGACTTGTTCTTAATAACTCTGGCCTTAATACTCTGCCCTACACGACGCTTATCTTGTCCAGTTCCTACCTCAATCCAGTCGTCACGACGAACCTCAATACGGGTAAAGAACGCATAGTCTTTACCCAAACCACCTGGAGTAGTGCGGGGGTCGCCATACATAACGCCAATCTTGGAGCGCCACTGGTTAATAACAATACCAATAAATGGACGTTCTTCTTCTGTAAGACTTCTCTTAGACGCTTTTCCTACCTTACGGAAAAACTTATTAGTTAGAAGGGCGCTACGACCTACAGTAGATTCCTCCATCTCCTTATCGTTTTCTGTTGTAGGGACCAAGGCAGGTAAAGAATCAATAACAATACAATCGACCGCTTTACTTTCTGTAAGCTGGATGACAGATTCATATGCTTGCTCCATAACGTTAGTTGAAACTACGTATACACGAGTGGAGTCTACGCCACACATCTCTGCGTATGTAGGAACCCACTGCTCTGCTGCTACCCACACAGTTGTAAACTCTGGGTCGCGCTTTTGGTTAGCAGCAATAGTTTTTAATGCAATAGCGGTTTTACCATTACTAGCTTCACCAATGATTTCATGCCACTGGTTTACTGGCCACCCACCGCCTAATGCAACGTCCAGTGATACTGAGCCAGTTGTGTAACGCTTAGCAACATCAGTCTTAATGTCAGACCCGAGAATGATGGTGTCATCCCCGTACTTCTTGTTAATATTCTTTAAGACTTTTATTAACTCTGCATTCATTAAATGTGTCCTATGATTGTGTTTGGATTAAAACCGCCTGCTTGTACTTGTTTTGCTGCTTGAGTAGGGCCGTCTGCTCTTGGGCTATTTACTCCAGAAACACCAGTTCCAGATTGAACAATTGGATAACCGCAATCATAGCAGCGTTTGCGAGACTCAGGAGTTGCCCCACCGTAGTTGTTACTTCCACATCCAGGACAACGTTCTGATAAAGGCACTGTTTGTTGAACTGTTGGGTATGAAGGAGGTTGTTGATAAACAGGTTGTTGTTGTGGTTGAACCTGTGGTGCTACTGGCTGAGGTCTTGGAGCGGGTGTGCTCCCTAATTTGTTAGCCCACCAATTACTGCTCATCGTCCTCATCCTTTCTATAAGCTAGGTCAGTTGAGTAAACTTCCCCAGGTACTATTAAACCAAGTTTCATGGCGGTTGACAAGCCGCCTAATAAAGCTGAGAAACCAATCATTCTATACATCATATGCATCATTTCAGTCTCTCTTTCAATTTCTTTTTCTAAAAACCCATCTGGTTCTCGTTTTTTAATTTCATCTATTTGCATAGCAACAATGACATCAGCACCTAGCTCTGCAATCGTGGATATAAAAGGTATTAAATACTCAACGTTATCTAGACGTGCTTCGCTTTCGCCAGTCTCATGCTCATGTCCCTCATCACTTACAGGGTTCATGCCTAACAGTAAAGCTAACTCGTTTGGGTGCTCAGATAGGTCCGTGTCGTATAGATACCAACGCATCAACGTTCCTAACGGTATCTCTTCCTTAAAGTTCTCAAAAGATACGTTAAAGGACTCTCCACCTTTTTTAAAGAAACGATTAAACCAACTCACTTTGCCTCTCCCCATCGCTGAACAACCTTTACATCTGCAATAAGCGGTACCTCTAGTAAGTTGATGCCTTCCATTGCTTCTCTAATAGCCTCTTTTGTTTCTTCAACAAGATTGTCTGGGGTTAAAGTAACAAGTTCATCGTGTACGGTTAACAAGATACTAGCCCCCTCAGGAATCATCTGATGAGCCCTAATCATAGCAAGCTTCATGATGTCAGCAGCAGACCCTTGGATACGTGTGTTGAACGCCTGACGCTCAGCCCCGCCACGCTTTAGGAAATCTCTAGAGTTAATTTCAGGTAAGTAACGCTTGCGCCCCATCAGGGTGGATACATACTGTTTACTTCTAGTAGCCCCAATAACCTTAATGCGATAGATATTTACGGACTTAAACTTATCCGCAAAGTTTCCTAATAAAGTACGTGCTTCGGTAACGGTACATCCAATAGAACGAGCAATCTTATCTGGACCTACGCCGTATGCCATAGATAAAACAAGAACCTTTCCAGCCTGACGGTTTACCTTCATGACATCTCCAACAGTTGTATAGATGTCTCCACCTTCTACATAGTTTTTAACCATGGTTGGGTCCTTAGACATAGAAGCAATGATGCGAGGTTCAATCTGTGAGTAGTCAGCGACCACTAGTTTGTATCCTGGCGGTGCATAGAACAGGTTACGGATAGCCTTACCATGCGCAGTTGCTGGGTTAGGAACATTCTGCAAGTTTGGGTTACGACTAGAGAACCGACCAGTCTCAGCTCCATGTTGAATAAAGTCAGCGTGGATACGCCCGTCAACTAATAGGCTTTCCTTGTACTCTACTTTAGATTTACCACCAACAGTACGGACAACGTCACCTCCCAGGTATGGGATTACGTACGTGCTCTGTAACTTATTTAAATCTGCGTAGGTGAGCAGAGCGTGAACTAACAGGTTCTTCTCACGATAAGGCTCTAATGCCTCAGCTGACACAGAATAATCTACGTAGTCTAGGTCTATACCCTTCATCTCTTTGTCTTGACCCTTTGCTGTAAGAATCTTTGGGCTTAATCCTTGACCACCATCGGACTTCTTGCTGTATAGGAGGTACTGCTTTTCTTGGTTAGAGTTAATGTTAAATACTCGACCAGCAATCTTATAAATCTCAGCCCTAGCTTTTTCTATATCTATCTCTAACTGGGTATTAAGTATAGCTAGCTGCTCGGTGTCAATAGGTGCGCCATGCAACTTCATATGACATAAGACTTCTAATACGCCCATCTCTAGGTTCATAATATTATCTAGGTCAGCTTCTGTAATCTTTTTAGCTACCTCTTTCCACAGTAAGAAAGTGTACTTTGCATCTAGGTATGCGTATTTAGCCACAGTGCTAAACGGGTGAACCTCTACCTGAGCGCCAACACCCTTCTCCATCTCATAACCCAACTCGCGCTTTAAACAGTCGTCAAGGCCACACTTGTTTTTATTACGGTTGTCATATACAAATGAGCCAACCATAGTGTCAAAGTAAGGGCCTGTAGGTATTTTTTTATCTAGATACTTAGAGACAGAGCATAAATCAAAGACTAAGTTGTGACCTACTTTTAACTTGTCACTAAAAAATAAAGGTTTTAATGCTTCAAAGACTTCGGCTGGGAAGAGTTGTTCAGGAGCAGGGCCGAAAGTTTTAGTAGCTTTTTTGCGGTCACGAGAGTAATCACTCTCTCTAGCCTGTAAGCCCGCGAGAACGCGCTTCTCTCCTTGCCCCGTGAGTGGGAAGCTCTCTGATATAAACTCACCATTTGGGTGGCCCAACGGAATAACATCCCCGCGACCATGTGTCGCAAGGCTAATCCATAATACTTGGTTGACAACTGGAACTCCTCGTCTTGCTCCAACAGTTTCTACGTCAAAAGCAAAAGCATCTTGCTTAAGATAGTAGACAACCATCTCATCTAACTGTTCTCTTGTTGTAATAATGTTCAATTGATACCCCTTAAGAGTCTGGGGAGCCATATTAGAAAGGGGATTAAGAACATGGCTCCCCAGAACGCTAGTTGTTAGAGAAGTGAGTTGGCGATTTCTTCAAGTTCCGCCCATGTGTGTTCCTTAATAACGGAACGTTCGAACGGCTTGATTTCGGCAACACCCTTTTCTGCCATGTCTGAATCGATTCCCCAGTCTTCCATGAGGTCGCGTGGCTTAACTGCGTTGAGGTGATACACAGTTTGCTGCATCTTTCCAGTGCGGCTAATAGCCCAGTAGTTCTTGGTCAAAGGACCTTGTGGTGAGAACTCTGCTGCGTACAATGTTTTGTACAAGCGAGGGCTTGCGATAAGCATCTGACGTACAACACCTGCTGGAGTAACCACTGCCATCGTGAATGCTCTCTTGTCTTCAGGCTTGCTGCCTAGCTTTACGCATAGTGGGTCGTTAGCCCCTAGTGATACATACGAGCGCTTGCCCACAGTTTTCTGCTGTAGGAAGTGTTGCTTGTAGATAGCAAAGGGACCATTCTGGTCAATGAACTTAACAATTGTGAACTCACCATCAACAAACTTAAATTCTGTTGGGTAGTCACCTGCGGATACGGTGAGCTTTTCGGCTGCATCCCATCCTGATTGTACTGCGTTACTGCTTGATTGAGTCGGACGCTCATCAATTTGTGAGTCCACTGAGAACTCGTCTACTTTTGGAAGAAAATCTTCCGTGCGATTGATTGACATATCATTCCTTTGTTTCGTTTGTTTTAGCATCTTCGACTTGGATACGTTTCCAAGTATCAGCAATAGCATTTGTTAATTGCTGATTTGGCCAGTCTATACGTTTCACGTGCAAAACTCCAGACTTACCAAACAGTTCAACAACTGCTTCTATCTGGGCCCGAGAGTACAGTCTCCGACCTTTATGGTCATCCCCGTTACGGTTCTTCTTTGTGGGAAGTCGGTAAGGTGATGGCGGTAGGTATCCCTCTTTAATCCATGTACGGACTGTTATTACAGGTCTTCCTAACGCTTGTGCGAGAGCGCCAATGGTATAGAACTCTATGTCCTTACCATTAGGTAGAGTCTTTTTATAGGATGTTGTATCCCATGTATCTGGAACATCTACCTCGGGCTTTTTTAATTCCCGACGCTTTCGTTTACTGTTTGGATAATAAGTATCCAAATCAGAAAACATCTTATCTATCTCGTCTGACATTTAAGCCTATTACTTTCCTACAATAAATGCATAAGTAACTTTAGATGGGAACATCGTGTCAATGTCATCCTCTGTTAAATACCCCTCATAGAAAGCAGCCATGATTGCTGCTTCATCAATTTGTGGAACCATCTTAATACACTTATCGCGGATACCTTTTTTAGTAAGGATATCTTCTGCTACATCCATGTCTAGGTTTTTTGCAACACGACGTTGCTTCATAATAGTTACATCTTGTTCCTCTGACATCTCTGCAGGGACTGTAAGAACAATGTGACCGCGTTCATCGGCGGCGCCAAACTCATCAATAGACTGAGTTAGTCGACCTTTAATTTCTGTTTGTCTTTTACTTAAAAAATCTACTTCATCTTTAAGTTTTTGATATTGATTAATAAACGAGCGGATAGCTGTTGTATCCATGAAAATCCCCTATCTGTTGAACTTGGTTATAACCTAATACCAAGTCCTAGGGTCTGTCAACTTACTATTTGGCGTTGTTAGCCTTGATTCCTCTGTAGCCAGTCTTCTTCTTGTTCATGCTGCCAGGCTTCTTATAACCAGAGCCATTGGGGGTTGACGCTTGGCGTTGAGCCAAGGCCTTGGCAATCTTATCGTGGTGCTTGCCCATGTTACTTGTTAAGATAATCCTCTAGCGCTTTGATAATGACGCTTGTAACGGTAATCTTCTCTGCCTTAGCCTTCTTTTGGACAGCGGTCCATAGGCTATCAGATACGCGGATAGTACGCGTTGGGGTCTTAGGTGCGTTAGGCATCCTATAAGTATACCTGCCCAACGATTATCGTTGGGTGTAAAGCTCCCACCCATGGATTCGAACCACGATAGACGCCTCCAGAGGGCGCCGTCCTGCCGTTAGACGAGGTGGGACTGGAGCGGTTGACGAGGCTCGAACTCGCGACCTGCACCTTGGCAAGGTGCCGCTCTACCAACTGAGCTACAACCGCATCGCTGCCCCACCTGGGCTCGAACCAGGGACCTAGCGATTAACAGTCGCTCGCTCTGCCAGCTGAGCTATAGGGCATTAAACATTTGCTGCAAGTAAAAACTGTCTCAAGCTACCAACACTCAATGGTACTCCACCATCTTCTGTCATGCCAGTGCCGTCAATGATAGCGTTAGCAACAGAGTTTTTCTGTTGCAGCGCCTCGTGTTGACGCTCTTCAATTGAGCCAGCGATAAGAATATCTTGGATTACGATTGTGGGCCACGTGGAGGACGCTCTTTGAATACGACCATTCCTTTGCGTAGCGTTTCCTGAACTCCAAGGTAAATCATAGTTGATAAGAAGGTTAGCAGCAGGGAGGTCCACACCGTAGCCCCCAGCATCAGAGCTAACAAGAACACGAATAGTGGGGTCAGTGTTGAAGGCAATTTTATTTTCTTCTTTGGTTTTAGCATCTAGTTTTCCCGAGTACTTTCTACACATGTCAACGCCCAGTGCGTCAACGACTTTATCTAACATATCTACATAGGTAGCAAATATAACTACCTTGTTGTCTTCGCTCTGTTCTAGGTGGTCTTTTACATATTGAACTAGGTAATCTAATTTAGGAGAGTTAGTTAATCCGTCTAACTTACCAGTGTCTACAAGCTCGGCAATATAAGCTGAGCCTTCTCCACCCATCTGTTTAAACTTTTTAGCGCTAGTTGTTAACAACTCTGGGTGAGAACACAGCATCTTTAATGCGCCAATCTTAGACATAATCTTGCCACGCATTTCATCCTCTGGACCGCCTCGACGAGACTCAACGCCGTAGTGAGCTAGAAGATTAAAGTTATGGCCAAATAAATCCTGAGCTTCATCCAGGTCATTAATCAAATCTGAAGTTACCTGACCGTATAACTTAGATGCCCTGCGGTCAAAGAAAATCTTTATAGGGTCTTTGTGGATAGTGTCTGGCAAGTAAGGGGCGACATCTGGGTCTTTCTGAGCTTTACGTACAGAAGCTTCTTTCATCTTCTCATGCAGGGTCTTTAAGTTACGGTAGTACTGGGGAGCTCCCCAAGAATTTCTTACAATAAAAGCAGCATCAAAGATGTCAAACCTACCAAGTACGCTGGCGTCAACGAACTGCATAATGCTATACAGCTCTTCAGGCTTGCCATTTTCAATCGGAGTACCAGTGAGTGCAAATCTATATTTAGCATTGATTAACTTCTTTACTGCTCTGGAGCGCTTGGATTTGAAGGACTTGATGGCTGTGGCTTCGTCAAGTACAACGAATCCTCGTGGTAGTTCTTTGATGGAATCCCAGTCGTTAACAACCTGCTCGTAGTTAAGAACGATGTAATCAATCCCTGTAGTCCGCCAGTCCATGGCTTCAGCGTACTGCTCTGCACGTTTCTTCGGCGTTCCATCAATAACCAAAGCCTTTGAAGTTCCATTAGTAAATTTCTCAATCTGGTTAGCCCACTGATACTTCAATGAGGATAGACATATTATAAGACCTGGCTCTGTAATTTTGTTCTCATCCATCAAACGTTCTATAGCTGCAATAGTCAGGACAGTCTTACCCAAACCAAGGTCGTAAGCAACTAGCATCTTCTGGCGCTCGCACATGCGGTCAACAGCCTCAGGTTGATAAGGCAAAAGGGTTCCTGTAAATGTCACAGAGGTATCTCGTTAACTCTATCTTTAGACCAATGGATATAAGACCTAATATAGACAAGAGCGTAGGCAAGAGCAGAAAAGATAAAACCGTACTGGTCAGTAGTTAGCGCGTAACCAATCCACAAGACTTCGTTAAAAAGAAGCACTAGCCAGCCCCAAATAGTTTTACGTCCAACAAAGTAAATCCCGCCTACACCTATAACAGCAAGGACCCAGGACCCATACTCCATAATCATGAGTACCCTCTCATTCTAGTTTGTATAAGAATCTTAAGGTCATCAAGGGTACCGTTGTTAAGAAATATTTGGTCAACCTTTTCACCATCCATGGCGGTCTCTGACGAGTGAGCATTTACTGGGATAACCCCACTGCGCCTTATGCGCCAAATCTGTGAGTTGTCGTAGTCTCTAATAGCCTTAGCTTCATTTGGATACCTAACATCTGTAATAACATAGTTAACTTCTCCAAACAACTGAAGTTCATTTAATGCTTGCTTTACCCAAAACATATCACCAAAAGTTTTACGAGCGCCGACACCTAGACTCTGTAACATAGTGCGAATTTCTGGGAAAGCAGTCTTGGCAACATCCCAACCGTAACTATCAACAACTGGTTGGACCCTATACCCACCATCTTTAACTATAGGGTTCATCTCATAAAGAAGTTTGCGAATAGGGTCTGCAAAAGCTATGCGTGTATAGCCATAGTTTTTAACAAGGATATCAGCAACAGAGTCTTTGCCAGACTGTGCATAACCTGTAAGTCCAATAATCATCGAAGCGCCTTCTTTCCATGAACCATGTGACGAGCCTTCTCTAAGCCGTACTGTATCTCGGCTTTGCTCATTCCGCCAACATCTTTCATTTCGGTCTGCTCATAATTAAAAAACCAAGCTTCCTTGCCATACTCTTGACAAAGAATTAAAAGGTTTACGGACGACTCACGCCCAGACGTATCATTGTCCATAGCAAAGATAACCCTATCGGCTCCTCTAATAACATTAAACTGTTGCATGGATACTATTGAACCGTAGGTACTAACCCCACCTTTAATCCCTACAGACGCTAAGCGAACAACGTCTAACGGCGACTCAACAACAATCATGTCTCCGCCTGTGTATTGTTTAAAACCAAATAGGGAGTTACTTTTCTGCACACCTGTAGGTTGATTTCTAAAAAACCTAGACTTGTGACCCTTCTCCTGCCACCCCAATAACTTATGTGTGTATGGGTCGCGGATAACGGTAATCCAATTACTGTGTCTGTTATCCCACAACACTTCATACTCTGCTGCGGTTGATGCTGTTAACCCTCTAGCTTTTAAAGCGTCATCTGGTGGAGTACCAAACGCAGCAAGCATAGACTCCGTTATATAAGTTAACTCTTCAAATATTTTTTTAGGCTTTACTGCTTTTTGTAGTGCAGCACTAAGATTTGTTGTTCCATCTTCAAGCCACTCTTTAGATTTATCAAAGTCCCACTTTTGAATATAGGAAACCAAGGACAGCAGTCCGCCTTTGAAGTGGCATGAAAAACAGATATGGGCACCTGTGTCTGAGTTAATCCACCACGACGGGTTACGGTCTTCGTGGCCCGTACGCTCAACGTGTGCTGGGCAATAGCCTTGGATTTCGGAACCTCTAGTAGAAACAACTTCAATACCTAGCCTTTCAAGTGTGTCTTCCATTTCCTCTATGGTCATAGGTCACTTCCATCAATCTCACGGAACTGGCCATTATTCCAATCCCACATAAGTGATACCTCTGCGCGTCCAGAGTTACGGCTATCAAGAATCTTTAATAAACGTGTGTCATCTACCGCTTCATCTTCACGCTGTAAACCAAACAACACGTCTGCGTCTTGGTGGAAAGAAGATGAGTAACCAATAGAGTCGGCTGTTACCTGACCCTTGCTCATCTTCCATTTCAATGCTTGGGTTGATACAACAATAGGCACCTTAAACTTTTGAGCCATGCGCTTTAAAGAACGAGTAATGTTAGTAATAGCAAGTGGCTCGTTGGACTTACCAGTCTGCTCATCAATCATCAAATAGGTACCGTCAATAAATACAATGTCTGGATGCAAGACCTGAATTTTGCTAGCAATACCAGTTACGGTCATACCTGATGCGGCATCAACTAACCAGAACTTCTCACGCATCTTTGTAATGTTCTCAAGCTTTTGCTTATACCGTGCTTCTTCTTCTGGTGTTAACAAACCATTGATTAGTCGACTGTGGGAAATGCGAGCTCGCATAGAGTCATAACGGGTAATCTGTTCGCTGTTGCTCATCTCAAAAGACTGGAACATAACTTTCTTGTCTTGCATGTGCACGTTCTGTGCAATCTGTAATGCAAGAGTTGACTTACCAGTCTTAGGTGGGGCCACAATAACAATTAACTGCCCGTCTTGTAGACCACCAGTTGCTAGGTCCATAGTTGGGAACCCTGTTGGAACTCCAAGAAGTCCTGGGTTGTTCTTGCGATACTCATACTCATCCCAACGAGATAGTGGCTCGTTAGTTACATCTAGGTCGCTGCTTTTACTTAAGCCATCTTCTTCAAGACTGGACATCCCGCTCTGTAATGTAAGAAGCGCTGTCTCGTGGTCTTGAGCATCAATAAATTTAATAGCACCATCAATCATCTTGATGGTGGCTGCAACACGGCGCTCTTTAACTACAACATCTATTAAATACTCAAGAGAGTCTTGTACATCTACTAATTTATAGTTAGGAAAGTTTTGTTTAATTACGTCAAGGCTTGGGACTTCAGCGTAAGTTGTGAAGTGTTCTCGGGTTAGCTTCCAGACTTGTTTATTATCTGGGTCAATAAACCAGGAGTCATGTACACCACGTTCAAATAAAAGGGCTAGGTCGCGGTCAGCAAGAACTTTACTTAGTAATTTAGTTTCATTGTTCATAAGCCTTTAAAGTCCCGTCCCCAGTGCCCGTATCGTAGGAGCCTTGATTGTATATCAACGACACCTACAACTTCAGGTCTGAGGGGTAACTCAGATACTAAATGGTTGACCGTATCGTATGCCGTAAAGTATCTAAACGGGTTAGTACCTGCCTTGTCAAGCTGGTCAACCAATGTAGATAAATCTTGTTCCGTTAAATCATATGAAACAAGCTCTAATGTAAAGCCTGTTCTATTTGTATACAGGTACAACCAACTAAGGATGGCCCTGTCAATTTTTTTATCTATCTTAACAGTTGGAATTATTTTAAACTTTTTGCCTTTTTTAATTTCAAGTGTTAAAAAAATGTCGGTGGTAACCAGTAGCCTTTTTGGTAACTCGTTACTTATATCCCCATGCTTCATGGGGTTAGAATACCTCTATCTTTCCAAACTTGATGACAAATTCTCGAAAGTCTGTATTAGATTGGCGAGCTTTATCCGCGTCGTCTTTAGAAGCACGACTAGAGATTTCTAGAGGATAGTTTCCGTTATTATTTTCAATGCGCGTCTTTACAAACTTAACATGCTTGCAAGTGGCACGACCTTTAAAGCCAGGACATGTACAAGATAATTTCTCAGTTCCTTCTTGAACTGATACTTCGTAGATTCCTGGACCTGGGGTCTGAGTCTGGCTTAGGAAAACCTGTACCAGTCTGAACTCTTCATTCACAGTATTCCTCATTTACGTAGGTCTCCTCTTTGTGACACGACTGGTAAATAGGCAAACGCACCCCTTGCGAAACTCTCTGTTGCGTCCCCATAGAGGCCTGCCCAATCATTTAGTTCTACGTTTGTGGTAATAATAGTTGGTAATCCGTTGTTGTATCTAGTGCGCAAAAGATGATGGAGCATGTTCTTTTGCCACCCAGAGAGACCCGCATGTTCCTTACCAATATCGTCTAAAACTAATACACGTATATTGTAGGCATCCGCTAAAGACTCACCTAGAACACCATGATAGAGGGTGTCTTGGTCATCTGTCGGCTCATTCATCATAGAACCTTTGAGGTTTAAGAAATCATTAAAGGTCATAAAGTAACAAGGTCTAATTAATGACTCGCTAGCCTTTACGTCGAAGGCCTCAATTGGCAGGGTTAACATCATCTCTTGAATAATCGACAAAGCTAAAGTAGTTTTTCCACGCCCTGGGTTGCCGTATAATAGAAGACCTTTTCCACATGATGGGTTACCAGCAGCCCGTACTACTTTGCCATCAGCAACAGCTTGAACCCAAGCACGTATCTTTTTAATGTCTTCTGGGTCTGACTGTTGGCAATCATCCAAAGTCCAACCTTGAAGCAAGTATGGAATACCAGCAGACTGTATCCAGGAGCGACGTCTAACTTTTTGTTCCCCTAACTTATACATTAAAGCCCTCCCATGATTTAGATGCGTCATTCTTAAGTGCTGCAACATCAACATCAGTATTACTACTTCTGCGGATATC